CCGTAGAATTTTATGCGATTAGTATTTCCGAATTCTTTAAGTATCTGTGCTTTGTTGCAGCCTTTGTTGAATATGTCAATACCAGTTTCTCCGCCGACATCTACTTGTAGGTATGGAAAGTGTTCATTCAATTCTAAAGCAATCTGTTCACGTTCTTTAGTCTGACAGTCATACTCGTAGTAATCTTTGCGTAGGTCATTATCAGCGTTCCTTCCCACTACACTAAAATTACACATGCCTGTTCGGTTCTCAAAATGTAATCCTGAACGATGTGGGTATGGGCTCATGGCTAGTTTCTTTAACAAGAATGTTCTAACCTGTTTAGGTAATTTCCAGACGCTGGAGAGTATTCTATTGTCTTTCATATAAACATCATTGCCGCTACAGTTGTAAACTTTGACACAAGCATTATAAACCGACTCACCAACTTGTTCTAAGGTCTTTGGTCTATCACTGCCGGTAACTAAAAACACTCGGTGTCTTCGGGCAAAGCATAGAAACTCCTTTTCAAATTGAGGATCAATAGTTCCTCTACTTGGTGTAAGTGTTCCGTCCACGTCAAATATGTAATCATGTATCATATCAATTATTCCTGAAAATATCTCGGGTATAAACTTTGTCTAAACAGTCTTTAAGTGACTTGTCTGATCTATTAGTTACAATAAGATCGGATAGTTTTTTAAATTTAGATAGGTTGGTTTCTACAACACAACCCATGAATTCCTTTGTGGTTATACTAGGCTCGAATATGATAACCTTAACACCATCATTAACTAGTCTTTCAATGATACCCAGTATTGCTGAACTTCTACAGTTATCAGAACCAGACTTCATTACCAATCTATGGATACCTACTACAGATACACCACTATGTTGATTTATGACATTAGTGATCCAGTCCTTACGGTTGTCATTAGAGTGCACAATACCTTGTATAATATTATTGGGTATTCGTTGTTGTTTGAAATTAGCCAATAGCTGTTTAGTGTCTTTAGGGAAACAGTATCCTCCGTATCCAAATGATGGGTTGTCGTAGCCCTTGCCGATTCTCTTATCTGAAGTAATCCCACGGATAATTTCAGTAGGATCCATACTCATAGATTCTGCATACATATCAAGTTCATTAAAGAATGCTACTCTCATAGCCAGATATGAATTAGCAAATAGCTTAATAGATTCTGCCTCTCTGGTACCTACATAATATACTGCAGGATCTAAGCCTTGAGGTATGATTGCTTGAACGATAATCTTAGCAAAGTTACGTGCAATGATACTCTTGTCGCCTATTACAATCCTTTCTGGTCTTAGACAATCACGTAGTGAAGTACCCTCTCGCAAGAATTCTGGAGAGAACATGATGTTCTCCTTATTGAACTTCTCTCGGATAGAATCAATAAACCCTACAGGGATTGTGGACTTAATTACAATGTTTGCAGTAGGGTTGTACTCCATACAATCTCTGATACAGGACTGAATAGAATCAGTATTAAAGTAGTTCTTGTTTTCATCATAGTCGGTTGGTGTTGCAATGATAACCCATTTGGCTCCAGTATATGCATCTTCTTGACTAGTAGTTGCCGTGAGTGATAGTGTCTCTTTGTCCAAGTATTCCTGAATGCAAGAGTCGCCGACCGTTGAGGTTTTAGCATTGACCAGATCAACTCGGGCTTTATCTATGTCCAGAACCGTCACAGTGTTATATTTAGCCAACATAGTAGCATTTGCCATACCGACATAACCTGAACCTACTACTGTTATCTTACTCATTGAAACCATCCTATTATTATATTTAGCATTATTAAATACACGCAAACAAGGTTAGACATTACTATAAAGGTTCTGATATATGAGATATGGTTCTCATTATTAACATCATATCCATCCTCTTCATCAAACGATCCTAGTGCGTGTTTCCATATTGTCCATAACTTATGCATTACTTTCTCAAATATGCATCTACTAATGCATCACCTTTCAGTTCTATTCCAAATGTATGTATCAATTTGCCGTTCTGACTTCGTTTTATTACACCGTTATTATATTCGGTGTCTGTCACACTCTTACCACCGGCCGTGTCTTGGGGTCTGGTATCGTATGCCATAGAGCTAAGCGAATGTGCATGTATACATACAGTGTTTTTTGCCCATAGTTCAGCTTCGGTTTTGTTCTTTATAAATTCTACTTCTTTTGTATATTGTGTCATAATAATTGATTCCTCATTACATAGTCTAAAGCTCTAATAGCTTCTTTATCAAGTGGTCTATTCTCATACCAGTTTCCAGTATCCATATCCAACTCTCTACACATCCATGCAATTTCTTTAGCTGTTATAGGGTATTTAGCCTGGATAGCATTACCCGCTAGGGCAACCATTATCTGATACATCTTATAATACCAACCAGAACCACTTATGACTTTATAGTCTAGTTCTAGCTGTTTAGGAAAGAATGGACAGTCCCTATAGGAATTCCACTTAACATCTGTATTGGTGAGGGAATTCTTGGTATGGTTTATCATTGCTTCTTGCATAGATTTGGGTAGTTTATCAAAGAATGAGCTGCCAGTCTTTTCTATATACTCATGCGTATCCATCAATACTTCTGGGTCCATTGGAGAACCTTCATTAGTAAAGATAAAGTTATTAGCATTAGCATACTTACCTGGTATATAATACATCCGTGATAAATCCTTAGTTTGGATATCACCCATCTCGCCAAGTTCTGTATTCAATGAGAACCAGAAGTGTTTGATCTGTTCTCTATCAACCTCTCTTGTAAGAGGGAATACTAATCGGAACTTGGGAGTTTCTTTAGTAGAAGATGCAGTTGAATAGCACACAAAGTGATACTGGCCGCATTTCTGCTGTAAGAATTCTTGTAAGTCTCCTTCAAAATCATCCACGTCTACAGCACACCAGCCACCCCATTTGGTGACATTATCATTCTTTCTGGTCGTGCCGGATAGATATGATGCTGGAGACATGAGATAAGCAGAAGTCTTATCTTTTCTAGGGATTGCTGCCAACTTATAAAGAACCTTTTCAAATTCGTCAAAGGTTTCAAAGTCAATTCTATTGACAGTAGTGGTCTTATATAAAGATTGAAATAGAGTACCTGAAATCATAATGTATATTATATCACACTTTGGGGCAAAAGTAAACCTATTTTTTCCATAAAGTTGGTTTATTGTTAAATAAACCTGTTTTGACTTGACTGTACCCTAGCTCTCTTAGTTTATTATTAAACATTCTGCTAATTTTATCTTGTGGTACATCAACGCCATAGTTTTGATAAGTTTCAAAATGACCTATTGAATGGGTATTAAATGCATTTGCAATCACAAAGTATTTTGGTGCAATCGCATCCACTATATGGTCAACATGTTCAATGGGGTCTATGAAATGCTCAAAGTATTCTGAAGCAAACACCAATCCGCCGGTTTCTGGTATTGCGGCCACATCTTCAACCATAGTAAAATTATATCTTTTACCCATTTCAGCTGAGAAAGCCCATTGGTCGGTACCTTTTAAATTAGTCCCATAGGTGTTTTTACTTGGATATAATTGGGATAGTATGACTGTTGAATAACCAATACCATTTCCTACATCAACTATGGAAGTTGCGTCATCTGTAAATTCAGTTAAAGCCTGAGGAATTAATCTAGTAGATTTGCTTAATGCCCTCAGATAACTTCTTGCATATACTCTGAAGCAATTCAGTTGGTCTGTGAGATAATGCTCATCGCTATAAACTTTATACGCTGCATCAATATCTCCCTTGTGTAGTTCTTCGTACCACTTTTCAGTAAGGTAATCAAACCTTTCGTTTGTCTTTATATATTCCTTAGACTGTGCCAAGAAATTATCATCAACATTTAATATGTTTTTATAATCAGCTAGGAATGTATCCAATAGCTTTTTGCCTTTTACTTCAGTTAAAAATTCACTCATTAGTCTAAAACCTCTTCTATGTCAGTAGTGTCCATCTGATCCTCATCAATGTATCTCATAAGAGAATGAGCTTTCTTATCAAGAACTGGGTACCAAATACTTTTGGTTCTAGGAGTCATATTTCTTTGACCGATCAGTTCTGCAAATTCTCTATAGTCCTCTTCATTTCTAAAGCGAATCTTGACCATCTTATGGGCTTCAGCTTGTGGCTGGTTAAAATCTGGCATACCATCCCAATCGTAGGGTGTGGTTTCCTCTTCGGTTCCATCAAGTACAAACAAACTCTGTGGTTCATAGTTAATGGATTTATTTACGTCTTTATTCGACATCTAGTTCCTCCTGCTCATTTAGAGCGTCACTATTATTTAGTTTAACTAATCTCATACCATAATTATTGGAACCTTTAGGTATCTCAAGGTCTGGCTTCTTAGTCGGTTTAGTGTTTTGAAAAATGGTATAGTCAATATGATGATGCCATCTTTCCCATTTACGAGTTATCCTAACTTCATCTGGATGTTGAGCATGTAGTGATTCTGCAAACTCTAGTCTTTCATCAAACAGCTCGTCACCCTTACGGTCATGTTTAGTACCGGCTTTCTCGATACTATAGACCTCTTCGGTGTTACCACCTTTCATTGTAAGTGTAGCAATTTTACCACATAACATATTATTAAATAGGAATGTATGGAAACCTGATTTCATTACGTTTAATGACAGGTCGGTATCCTCATTGAACTTACCACGCCAAGAGATTTTCGGATATATGTCATTGGACAATAAGATGCACGAATATACTCGGGTATTGTGATAGTATGGTGGACGTTTGGTAAAGGCCGGACAGAAGAACGCATAGTTCATACCAGACATTTTAACATCGGTATACCTATCAGTAAAGTCTTCGCATGTTCTAAAGCACGTAGGTGTTGTCATCTTGGTCTTTCTATTGTTATGTAACCTATAGAAGTTATGGATATTATCATCCAGAATCCAATGACGTTTGTGTCCTTCGTTGATGGAGTGTTCCCATACCCAATTTCTTACAGGGATAGAACCACCTAGCAGGCCGGTTACTTCACACCTTCGAGCCCATCGTGGATTATCTCGGAAATCGTCTGGTAACATAAGAAGTCTGCTAGGATCAATTACTGCTGCATAAGCCTCGTATTCTGATTTCTCAATAACCACTCTATACATAGCACCCATGTCGTCCAGAGTCTTGACTGTAAGCCTAGAATCTGCACGACCTTTAGAGATGATGTAAATAGGATATCTTGGTTGCATATTATACTCCCGTAATGATTCCCTGTTTTGGTACTACAATTTTAGAATCCATCTGCTGGATTTGTTCTACAAGTTGAGCGTTGGGTTCAACTACAAATAGAACAAACCTATCGGCAATTGTAATACCCTTGGCTGCTTCAGTATATGCCATGAAAGGCATGAATCCGATCTTACCTTCACCCGCTGGAATGAGGCTGTAGCCATTTGTAATAGTGATACTATTATCTCTATTGTCTTTTACGTTTCCGATGATTTCTTCACCTGATGATAATCTTACTAATTTCATATTTTTCTCCGTTATTGTATATATTATAACACATTTTTGTGCAAAAGTAAAGGGTTATTTAAAAAAACTTTCCAATGAGGATTGTTCTTCGGACGACCATCCGATTGATTTAAGTATAGGTTCAATAGGACCTAAGAATGTTTTCTCGAATTGTAATTCGTAGTCTATATATTTAGCCAGTTTAAATTCTTCTGGTAGATACTGGGTGAATCCAATTACATTCTCTTTAAGGCTATTAGGTGTTTTGAGATAGATGAATTTGATCTTCTCGCCATTCTTAATAGGTTCATACTTTTTCTTTAGACTATAATCTACCAATAGTTTGTTGTGTAGCAATGCTGCACGAACATGTATTGGAGTACCCTTCTTATAAATGGTAGTAGTATCCTTATACTCACGCACCTTTGATACACCACGTGGGAATGCAATTCTATCAGCTGATAGTGAGCAGAAGTATTGTTTGAATTGTTTAATGGACTTCTGCACTGTAGCCTCGTCGGATACCATAATCACTTTAAAGATTTCTTTTAGAGCATCACGACATGGTTCTGGCGTAGAGGATTTAATAGCCTCAATGCCCATGATTTTAAGTTTAGGTTCCGAGTATCTTACACCCTCATTGTCGAACACATTAAGTATATATCGTTTCTTAGCAGTCCAGATACCACGATCGGCAATTACTTCTCGTTTCATAACCATTCGGTTCTGGATACCACCCATCATCTTGTAGAGGTTATCATAAGATTCTGCGAGTACTGGTTCTAGTTTCTCTGAGGCAACTGCATCTAGGAAGTCAATAGGGTTACTAGGATTTACAGCCTTAACTAGGTCGTCCATATTCACATAGAGAGAATCTGTGTCGATTGCAATTACATAGTCCTTATTGGTTTTAAGAATAGACTGCATGTATTTGTTAATGGCAACCTCGGCCCAACGGATCGTCAGCTGACCTGAGAGTGTAATAGCCTCTGCAATTCTCTGGTCAAAGAATCGGAAGTACTTGTTACCCATAGCGCCATACAAACTGTTTAGTAGAATCTTGATTGCCATCTGTCTGTTCTCAGCAATGTTAATTCTCTTTTCAATGGCATACAGAGCCTGTTTATCTTTCTTATCAACCTTCTGTAGTTCTTTCTGTGCTTGAATCATATCTTGTTTGACTCCAACACGTTCACTATACATACCATCTACGAGAGTTGGCATGAAACCTTTCTTATCGGTTCTAAACATCTGACCATTACCACCGATAGCTTTGCCTGGGTTATCGAATGTATAACCATCCAGTAGTTTCTCTATGTCTACGTTCATAACTTCACCATTAGCAATAGTCTCCGTAGACATATTATACTGCATAATGAGTGATGGATACAGGGAGTTAAGGTCGAAGGATACCACGTTCTCGTGTAGACCAACCATGGGATCTTTTACATAACCACCAGGATAGTCCGACTTGATCTTGTTCTCATAGAATGGAATGGCAGTCTTGTTTGCATACAAGTATCTGTGGATGATTGATTCCCAGATAGATGTTACTCCGAAGGTGTCTGAGTAGTTCACACCACCTTGGTAAGCCATTGTAAGACAGAGAGTAATAAGACCCATCTTGTCTTCCAGCCGTTCTATTAACTCTACGTCTTTAATGTTATAGTCAATGAATTTCTGATGGTCAAACTTATATAAGGTATGCAGTGAACCGTGTTCGGCATATGAGAGTTTCTTCTCGCCGAGTACTACATTAGCAATGTGATCTAGTCTATAGGATTCTTGGGTACCATAAGAGTATCCAAACTTTTGGAATAGTTCTAGGTAATCAATAGTTGATATACCCTTGAGGTCATATGTAACCTGTTCTCTACCCATCATCTTGACATCGTATTGGTCTACCAATCCCCACGGAGAGAACTTTTTAACCATGTCTTCGCCTAGGATTTTAAGTGTACGGTTGACTAGATATGGCACATCAAAGAATCTGATATTCCAGCCGGTAATAATGTCTGGGCAATGAGCGGGGTGACACCAATGCAAGATAAACTGAGACAGAAGTTCTGCTTCGCTCGAGCACTTCTTATAGATTACCTGATGGTCTTTCATTAGAGTTGCTGACACATCGTAGTCATTGAGACCCCACACGTAATAGATGTTGTCAATGTTGTTCTTCATCGCTATGGATATTACTGGGTAATCAGCAACATCTGGCTGTGGGAAACCCTCATCTGAGGCTACCTCGATGTCAAATGATGTTACATTAATCCGATTACGGTCAAACTCAATCGTCCCTGGGAACGTATCATTAATGAATGCTGGTATGTACCTATCGTTGCCGTAGATGTGTCTACCTGCTGTAGACTTATTAGCATGAATCCATTCTTTGGCATCACGCATTGAATCCATTTGGATAGGAGCAACTGGAGTACCATCTAGTGATTTCCAGTCTGTAGGTTTGGGGGTATTTACAAACAACGTTGGTTTGTATTTGATTTTTTCTTGTTTCTTATGGCCGTTTTCATAGCCGCGATAGAGTAACATATTACCGTATCGAGTTACGTTTGTGTAGAATTTCATAACGAATTTGTCACCTGTTTAATATATGTATATTATATCACATAATGGTGGGAAAGTAAAGGGATATTTCATTTATATGTACGAATAAGTGTAAGGTCATGACACTTTTATGTACGAATAAGTGTAAAAGGTTGGGGGAGTTTTGACGTCCCCCGCATGATTTTTGTCAGTTTGAACTTAAAAATTTGCCGCTTGTAACATCACAATTAATGGCGCCAATCCTAATATGATTGTAGCTGTTAATAGACATAGTGTGCAATTCTTTAAGGTCTCGGCAACGTCTTCATACTTATTCATGTATTGAATAATATGTTTCATGTTGTTCTCCAGTAGTAATATTTAAATTATCTACCAAGTTTCGCTGCTCACCGGAGTTACTCTTGCAAGAACTCCTTCTTCTTTGATGCCCCAGCAGACCCTATTTCGATCTTCCTAGGACGCCTCTCTTCTGGAACTTCAACTCTGGCATTCACCACAAGTATTCCGTTCTCAAGATTGGCACCGTCAATCACAACAAATTCAGAGAGTCGGAAGGACTTCTCAAATTTGCGGGATGAAATTCCCTTATGCGCATATTCGCGTGAATCATTATCTTTGTTTCCCTTCACTAGTAAAATCCCGTCCTTCACTTCTATTGCAATGTCCTCTTCCGAGAATCCTGCAACGGCAAGTTCAATGATGAAATTTTCATTATCAACCTTCACAACATTGTGTGGGGGATAATTGTCTTGGGACTTTCCAGCTGAGTGGATCCTCTCAAGTTCGTGTAGTATTGGGTCAAACCCGATGAATAACGAACGCGGCACGTTCATAGTATTTCTTACCATTTTTATTTCTCCTTAGTTAAGCAAGTTAAATGTGGTCCCGACAATTCGGCAACCACATTTATTTATACAACTTTCGTTGTTAGTTTAGACACTTTTTACAAACTTTATTAAGTCTGCTGCATTTCATTAGTTTATGAAATGATTTCCAAATGTCATTTATTCTTTTCTCCATTACTGTTACCTATATTATATTTAGGACACAGCTCCCATTGCGATTT